ATGCCTATCTGGAGCGACCTCTTCAAGCTTTTCAGCTACAGCGGAGAGCCCGACCCCCTATCCCGCCTGAAAAACCCCAGGCAGTTCGGCACGGCGGGCATCACACAGCCAGAGGCCCTCGGGGCCGACATCAGCAACGGGCAAGTCAGCGGCGGCATGTCGAGCTACCGCCAGACAAACGACATGATCGATACGACGACCCTGTCGAATCGGGCCATGAGATACAAGGAGTATGAGCGTCTCAGGAACGTGCCTGAGATTGAGATGGCGATGACCGTCTTCAGCGACGAGGCCTGCGTCGCCGGAGACACCAAGGTCGCAACACCCTTCGGGTTCATCACCATCAAGGAGCTCGCCGAGAAGAAAGCCGACGAGAGGTTCCTCGTCTACAGCTACGACTTCCAGCAGAATGATTACACGCTCGGGTGGGCTTACGCCCCGAGGCTGGTGAAGAGGGCGACCACCATCAAGGTTCTGCTTGACAACGGCTCCTCGTTCACCTGCACGGACGACCACAGGGTCCTCATGAAAGATGGAACTTGGGTGGAGGCACGCAAGCTCGCCGAAGGATCGGTCCTCATGCCATTTTATCGGATCCCTGCCGACCAGAGGTTCACAAAGCTTAAGCACCACCAGTACCCTAGGCTCTTCAGCTTCAACAAGGGCTGGATACACGAGCGGCAGTTCGTCGACGACTGGAAGAGCGGCAAGACCGACCACCACCTGCAAAAGGTGAACAAGGCGTGCAGGATGCTTGGTGCGGGCCTGACAACAAGGCAGGTCATGAAGCAGATGGAGCATGACTGGCACACTATTGAGACTTGGCTGCAGAAGGAGGGCTTCTCGTACAAGGAGATAAAAAGGCTGCACAGGCTTGAGGATACCCGGACGGTCATAGGCGTCCAGCCGGACACAGAGCAAGACGTCTATGATATCAGCGTCGACAGGCACCAGTGCTTCGCCACCGACAGCGTGATACTGCACAACTGCCAGAAGGACGAGAACGGCAACATGGTTCGCGTCGTCGCCGAGAACAACGACGTCAAGGACGAGCTGGAGTTTCTTTTCCTGAACCGGAAGATGCTGAACCTGAATAGAAACGCATGGACCTGGTTCAAGAACCTCTGCATATACGGCGACCAATTTCTGGAGCTCGTCATCAACCCCGACAACCCTAAAGAAGGCTTATTCCGTGCCGTACCCTTGCCTCCGGAAACCATGTACAGGATTGAGACGGTAAAGAGCAAGCTGATTGAGTTCCAGCAGAGCAAAGAGGGTCCGGACTACCAGGCAATAGTGCGTGGCTCTGTCACGGAGCTTTCTGATACGGAGCTGAATCAGACAACGGCGGTCAGGTTCGCCCCGAACCAGGTAGTCCACTTCAGGATCGGCGACGACAGGAAGACCTTCTACCCTTACGGGCAAAGCCTCATAGAGCCTGCGCGAGCCCCGGCGCACAGCCTGCGCCTCATGGAGGACGCGATGGTGGTCTACCGGCTTGTCCGTGCGCCAGAGCGCAGGGTTTTCTATATCGACGTGGGCCAACTCCCTCCTTACAAGGCGGAGGCATTCATTGACAGGCTCAAAGATCAGTTCAGGAAGAGGAAGATCGCAAACAACACGGGCGGCACAGGGGCCAACCAAGTGGAGGAGCGATGGCAGCCGCCAGCCCAAGACGAGGACTACTGGCTACCCATCAGGCCGAACAGCAACACGAGGATCGACACTTTGGCGGGGGCTGAGAACCTCGGCGAGATCGACGACGCCGTTTACTTCCGCAACAAGCTCCTCACTGCGCTCAATTTCCCGAAGAACTACTTCAACAACGAAGACCCGAGCGCGACAAGGATCACACTCAGCGCGCAGGACGTGAAGTTCGCAAGGATGATAGAGAGGCTGCAGAGCGGCTTTGAGGACGGCTTGCTGGAGATTGCCGAGAGGCACCTCCAGCTGCGTGGCTACCCCGAGGACTCCTACAGGGATCTCAAGATAAAGATGACTCCACCTTCAGATTGGCGCGAGCTTAGCCGCCAAGAGGTGGTGAATGCCCGATATGGCAACGCAGGTTCGCTGAAGAGCAGCCAACTGATGTCGGACTATGACATCATGCGGAAAGTCCTCAAGTACAATGAGGACGACACCGACGAAATGCTTGCGAGGCTGAAGATACAAAAGCTTGAGGACCTGAAGCTACAGGTCCTCGCCCAAAACCCGCAGCTACTAGGGGTCGGGATACCTGCTGGGGGAGATCAGCAGGCCACCGAAATTGGATCGGAGGCCGGCGGTCCCAGCCCCATGCTTTCCCCCGAAGGGACTCCCCCTGAGGGAGCGCCACCGGATGGCCCTCCCGGGGAAATGCCGCCGCCAACGGAGGCAGGCCCATCTGAAAAGCCTGCAGCGCAGCCGGTTGAGATTGAGGAGCCCTCCGAAGATGAAATCAAGAAGTATGATCTTGAGATACAGGGCTATGACCTTGAGGCCGACATAGAGGACGTGGACTACAGCGTGCAGCCATGACGAGCGCGTTGCAACTACCGAATCTGGCATTCAAGAACAGGAGGCTAGTGGAGCAGTCTTGCAAGGCAGGCTGCTTCAAATGCTGCAAGGTATTCGCCATGCAGGATGTGCAATCCCACACCGACAATGGACAAACATGCCTCTGCCCAGGCTGCGGCCACGATTGTGTGGTTGCCGAATGCAGCGGGTTCGACATATCGGAGGAGAGCCTCCGAAAGGCATCCAAAGTGATCTTTGGTTGATTAAGCCAGCGGGTCCCCGGTGTGGCCGTCGGCTGCATGGGGGGCGATCATGTTAGCCTCCCCCTCCTCATCGCCGAGGCCTTTGTCCCTATAGTCGCCACGCTTGCTGCCCTTGGGGTCTAGGAATGAGTCGAGGTTGTGCTTCCTCAATATCTCCTTGATATCGGGGTCGGTCCTGTGCAAGTTGAGGAAAGCAATCACCATTTCTGGCCTCAACTTCATTATCTTCTTTAAGCTCTCTGCGACTGCGGTCATTGACGCTTGAGTCTGGGGGTCCTCGTCACGGGGCCTGTCCTCAGCTTGGTCCATGCCGTAAACGGCGATTTCCTTCATAGCAATGTAGTCGGTGAACGACTTCATGGTGGCACCCAAATTAAAGGTTAAGAGCATACTTATATATCGGGTGCTCAGTCAATTCAAATATTCAACGGCGAAAATACAGCCAGTTGTATAAATACTGACATTGGTGAAGGAGTGCGCCCTACGGTGCAGCACCGCAGATATCGAAGAACAAAGGAACATAAGCAGAGGGAGCCCATTTACTATGAAGAGAAAACTGATCGACTTCGACGCATTCAAGAAAATCGAAGAGAGCTCGCTGACTCGCGCCCAGAACGAGCTTGCCAAGGCCGAAGAAGTCCTTGCGAAGACACTCGGAGTTGATGGACTGAAGCTCCACACCTTCGGCGAAAACGACGTTACTTACCAGACCACCGATGGTAACTACATCCACGCCACCTACAAGATCGACAACAGCGAGGTAATCCTTGAGAACATCGAGTTGCTGGTAGTGGAGGAAGAGAGCCAGCGCAAGTCTGCTCGCAAGATGCTGAGTTCGATGATCGACTCCATCCTCGAGAACCACGATGGCAAGGCTAGCCACCTCTTTGAGACCTATATGTCCACCCCGGTCGTCAAGCGCCAAATCGTGAACGAGGCCGCCATAGGCAGGCTGGCTTCCCCACTCAAGGGCAAGAAGCAGAGCGCAGCCCTGATTGCCAAGAGGACTGCCGCCCGCAACCGCACCCTCATGCTGATGAGCCCGCTTGAGCGCAAGAAGCTTGGCCGCAAGAAGAGGAAGGCCGCAATGGCCCTCTTGAAGCCGAAGACCATGAAGGAGTGGGCCCGCATGTGCGAAAACGTGCTGGGATACATCGACTTCAAGAACAACGGCAGAACGATCAGCGAGTCGGTTTCAGCCGACGACCGTGGCAACGTCACCTCGGTTCGCATCCCGACCATGGCCAAGCGGAACGAAGGCAAGATTCTGGACCTTGGCCTGAAGGGCCTCGACACCGAGGTCAAGGTTCTCCGCAGCAAGATGAAGAAGATCAGCGGAGACCAGATGTTCGTCAAGGCCATGGCCGACCTCAAGAGGTACAACAACATCAGCGACAACAAGGGTCTGGAGGAAACCCTTGAGGTGATCGTGACCCGCTGGGCCGATATCATCTACATGACCGAGTCCGAGCTGGCCGAGCAAATCTCGGTTGCCCTTGAGACCGCAAACGTCAACAACTACGACGACTCCACCTGCGCGTTCATGGCCGAGGCGATCCTCAGAACCGCCCACAACGCCTATACCGATCGCGTTAGGAAGATTGCCAAGCTCGCCGGCGTGAGCAATGACATCACCGCCGAGTGCCAGAACTGCGAGGACTCCTTCAAAGACTTCTCCGAGGCCAGCTCCTCGCTGTTCGGCCGTATGGACGAGAGCGTCGACGCCGAAGTACGCATCTTCTCCGACCTGTTCAACGCCCTGCACGAGGTTCATCGCGCAGCAGTCGAGACTGGCGACGAAGCCACCCGCATCGAGGCCGCAGACTTCCTGAAAGACTGCTCCTCCGTCCTGAAGGGTCAGCTGACCCCCGACATGGACCTCGCCGAGACCATCGCAGACTACCTCGCCGATATCCTCGAGGCCGCCGAATACGGCGCAGAGGGTGGCTGGGATCAAGGAGTCAAGGTTTCGCTCAACGGCGACAACCCGATGACTCACTGGAACGCCAAGCAAGCTGCTGTGGCCTCCACCAAGACCGGGGACTGGAAGAGCCCTGCACCCGTGAGCGATGGGAAGGACTACAACGCCGGACTGGCTGACGAAATGGGTCATGACGGACTTGGCAACATGGCCAACAGCGACGTGTACCCAGACCTGAAGAACCCGTATGTGCCCAAGTCGATGGCCCCGAAGGTCCACGACGATGGCAGCAACGATCCGGAGGCAGGTATTGCGACTCACCAGGACAAGGAAACTTGGCCTAACCTGTCGAACCCCCTGCAGCAGAAGCCAAAGATGCGCAAACCTGTTGTTTAACAAAAAGGAGTGTCAATGAATAACAACCAGGTGCTGTTCATTGACGGCTGCAACAACGGATGCTTCCAGATGAACCTGAATGAGTCAGTCACCGACAGGGGACTGACAAAGTTCAGGGGGAAGTTCCAGGAAGCAGAGGCCGTCAACAAGAACAAGAGAATATACCCATACGGCGTTCTGGACGAAAACGTCAAGAAGCTGATCCCGATAATCGAAGCCCGTGGCCTAATTGGAGAGTTGGACCACCCGTCCGACAGCATTGTTCACTTTGAGAAGGCCTCCCATGTTATCACCAGGCTGTGGTGGGAGGGCAACAACCTGATGGGCGAGGGAGAAATTCTCAACACTCCCCACGGGAAGATCCTTAAGGCTCTGCTGAACGACGGCGTTCGCGTCGGCATCAGCAGCCGTGGCGTAGGCAACGGCAGGAGCGACGAGAATGGAATTCTGGTTATCGGCGAAAGCTACAAGCTCATCACGTTCGATGCGGTAGCAGACCCGAGCACCCACTCAGCATTTCAGGAGAAAGTGGTGAGTGCTAAGAAAGAAAGCTATGCCCCCCAGCCTAGCCAAGAATCCTCGCAAAATGCGACCAAAAATAAAGATGGGCGCATACATAAGGTTACGAAAGAGGCATTGTTGGCCTGTTTGGGTGGAATCATTGAAACACAAACACGAAACATCACAGCGAGGTTAGGCTAATGGAAAAGATTGTTGAAGCTCTGAAGAAGCTACTGCCCGAAACTGAGATCAACGAGGTTGCTGACTCCGTCAAGGAACTGCTGGAGCAGGCCAAGGGTTCTCTCGAGGCCGAATACAATTCGAAGCTGGAAGAGGCTTACGCCGAGCTGACCAATGAACTGGCAGAGGCCGAGAAGGTCGCCGAGCAAGGCTACGAAGAAGCCTATGCTATCATCAGCGACCTCCGCACTCGTCTGGAAGTTCAGGGCGAGGAGTACAAGGCTGCTCTGGAAGAGGGCTACGAAGAAGCCTACCAGATGCTGAAGGGCGAGCGAGAGAAAAACCAGAACCTAGAAGTTGAGATGTACGAAGAGTACGACTCCAAGCTGGCAGAGATGAAGGAATACATCGTCGACAAGGTCGATCAGTTCCTCCAGCTCAAGGGTTCGGAGATTTACGAGCAAGCCCGCAAGGACCTGCTCAACGACCCCCGCATGGCCGAGCACAAGGTCGCCCTAGAGCGCATCATCGACATCACTTCGAACTATCTGTCTGACGAGGACTTTGAAGGCGTCAACAGCGCAAAGCTGGAATCCGCCACGAAGCAAATCGAGGAGCTCAAGGGCCAAACGCGCATCCTTGAGGCACGCAACATCCGCATCAGCACAGAGAACACCAAGCTTACGGAGAGCGTCCGTCAAGCGCAAGAACTCATCAGCGAGAGCCGCCAGGTTGTCGCCAAAGAGAAGAAGTCGGCAGTTGTGACCGAACAGAAAGAAAGAACTGAGAAAGCCAAGAATGTAATGGGGAGAGGCACCACCTCAAACGAGACTGTCGTGATTCCGGAACACACGGCGAGCAACGGTGGTGAAGACGTGGATCAACTCTTGGTCCTGTCGGGTCTGAAAAGACATAACTAACCTTCAACAGCAACAGAATAGGAATCATACATGAACGCAAACTCAAGGTTTTTGAACGAAGCTCGTGAACTCGAGACGCGCTGGAAGAAGACTGGTCTCCTCGAAGGCATTCAGGATCGCTATGTCCGCTCGGCCACCGCTGTCCTGCTGGAAAACCAGCGCCTGATGAATGAGGTCAGCACCGACACCGGCGACGTGGCCCAGTTCAAGCGCATCAGCATTCCGCTGGTCCGCAGGATTTATCCCCAGCTGATCGCCAACAAGATCGTGTCCGTGCAGCCCCTGCTCGGCCCGACCGGCTTGGTATACTATCTCCGCTTCCGCTACAGCTCCAACAAGGGGAGCGTCCGTGGCGCCGACAACAACGGCGGCTTTCCTGGCGACGACGTCAACAGCTTGATGCAGCGCGCTGACGGTACTGCCAATCTGAACATCTTCTACAGCTCACAGTTCGTGCAGAACGAAACTACCAGCACCGACGCAGGCGCTGGCGTGGTTTCCGTGTTCAGCCCTCTGGAGCACACCCCGATTTTGGCCGGCACCGTGACTGGCACCATATATGATGGAGCCGTCGCCGCCCAGACATTCACTGTGTCCGCAGCCGGCGCCTTCACCTTCTCCGACATCGGCACTCCCAACCCCAAGTGCACAGCCGGCAGCCTAAACACCACCACCGGCGAACTGACTCTTACTTGGAACGGAGCTCCCGGCAGCAACAATGCTGTTCTCTCCTATGAGTACAACATGGAGTGCAATCAAGATCTTCCTGAGATCAACCTAGTAGTTGAATCCGAAGAGATCGTGGCCAAGACCCGCAAGCTGAAGGCCGTGTGGAGTTACGAAGCTCAACAGGACCTGCGTAGCCAGCACAACCTCGACGCCGAGGCTGAGCTGACCGCCGTTCTGGCTCAGGAAATCAACCTGGAAATCGACCGTGAGGTTCTGACTGACCTGCGCAACAACGCCGGTACCGTGTCCGCTTGGGATTTCAACACCGCCCTCGGCGAAACCATCAAGGAAAAATACGAGAGCCTGTACGTCAAGGTTGTCGAAATCTCCAACGTCATCCACAGGAAGACCCTGCGTGCTGGCGCCAACTGGATCGTGACGAGCCCCGAAGTTGCCTCGATCTTCGAGACCGCAACCGCCGGCTTCGCTCCCGCCCCCAGCGAAACCTTCACCAGCTCCCTCGGCATCCAGTACGTCGGTACTGTGAACAACCGATGGAGGCTGTACAAAGATCCCCTGTTCCCCAGCAGCCAACTGCTCATGGGATACAAGGGCGACAGCTACATGGACAGTGGATACTTCTACTGCCCCTATGTGCCTTTGACGCAGACCCCAGTCGTGCTCGATCCAGAGTCCTTCTGCCCCCGCAAAGGTATCTTGACACGTTATGGAAAAAAATTGCTACGTGAGGGAGCTAAATTCTACGCAAGGATGAGCATTGCCAACTTCGTAATTTAAACCTAAAAAGGTCTAAAATAAAAAGAGCCCTAGGTAAAAACCTAGGGCTCTTTCTATTTTTATACTTAAAAAACTTTTATTTGCCTGGCCAGTCAATGTCAATCCTGTCCCTCCAGGCTTGCTGGGATGGCTGGACCAAGCAGTCCTCTACTGGATATCTCATAACTGTATTGTCCTCAAAAACGAAGCCGAAGAACTCTATGTCCTTGGACTGTAGTTCCGCCACCATGCGCTTGGTTTCCTCGTCATAGTAGCCCCTATAGTCACCGTGATTCGTTGCGTTGGCATGGGGGTACTTGAAGTAATCGGGCATCCCGGTCCTCTTCTTGACCATTTCGAAGTCGCGTTCTATGTTGCCTAGGCATGCCACGTAATCCAAGGAGAATTGGTCGTGGAGGTCCTTCATGTAATCTATCTGTTCCACGGAGTCGTAGTAGTACTCGTAGGTATTGGACTTGACCGAATCGTACATGTCGACGATGAAAGTCTTGAAATCGTCCGTGCGGCAGTTCTTGGATACTTGGTTTTCGTAATAGAATAGGCTGACCATCCTGTCCCACGAGTTCCTTGCGATCGACCACACAAAGTAGTCCTTGAGGCTACTGCCCAGCATCATGAAGTACTCGTGCATATTGTTGTGGTGCGTTTCGAATTGCGGAAAGAGGTGCCCGAGGCTCATACCCCCGGCTTTTTTGCAATGTACGTGCACGAACTTGTATTGGTGATTGATCATGCGTCTTCCCGTTGCGCACATAATTAAGTTGACTCGAATTTAACTTTTGCAAACCTTGCCAGTTTTTAAGGGATGGCTTACTTCCTCTTGGATATTTCCTTTACAAGAGAGTCGACTAGGCGCGAGGCCTTTTCAACAAGTTGCTCGGACTTTTTGGCATCAATGTTGTTCTGGCTGTATGGCGTGCCTTTGCCAAATACCAAACCCTCTATGCAGGAGTCTGGCACGTAAATCCCACTGTATCGGCATTGGTTGACTATCGGCATGATCGCCTCACGAGGCGTCAGGTAGTCGGAGCTCTTGTAGTCGGCCATTGAAAGGGGCATTCTCTTGCCCTTGTAGTCGTTAGCCCCGTCATCGCCATGTATGAAAAACGCGCCCACCTTGCCCTCGTAATGGTTCTTTAGCAAATCACGGTACTTACCGCTACGCTCCGTATCCGTGGTAACTTTCGGGTCTTTGTAGCCGTCCTTGCCCATGATTCTCTTGGCCTCATCCTGGGTTAGCGTCAGGTTCACGCAGACGAGCCTGTCGAAGAGCGCCTTAACTTGCGAGCTTGGGCCGTACCAATGGACTGGGGTGAAGACAACGAACCCATCGGAATCCATGAGCTTGTCGTAAACGCCCTCCTCATACATGAAGTCATTCGTCCCGTCGTCCTCGGAGTAACAGGAGCATGGGTAGTGGCATTGGAAACCGTTGGCAGTACCTATGCAGCCTTTGCAGGGCCTGACTTGGGGCCTGTCGTCTTCTACCTTGAGGTCGAGCAGCGTGAACTTAACGTCCTTGGGTATAGATGCCAGGGCCTTGTTGAGGAGAAAGGCGGTCTTTGAATCACCACCGCTGCAAGAGTCCTTGGTGCGTGGCGAACCCTGTATGGCTACGATCTTGATCCTCGACGAGTTGCCCTCGGTAGCCTCTGCCAAATATTCTGCGAAAGTTTTCATAATGTTATTTAGTGAAAAGTATAAATAACCCAATGAGAACATTTGCGGAATGGCTCGACAACAAAAAAGTCGACTCTATCAAGAAGCTCGCCAAACAATACAAAGTCGATCTCAAGGGCATCGACATGAAGGAACTCTTGGATGGCATGCAAGTGGAGAAGGAGCATGACGGAAGACAGGGAGGAGACACGGACGTTGTCGATTCCGATGCAGAAGACGTCATGAAGATAGCCGTCGCACACCTCAGAGAGAAGAAAGACTACTACAAGAAGCTCAAGAAGGCAGGACTTTAATGAAGACTTTCGGAGAATACCTGACAGAGGCCACCAAGAAGGAATCGAAGACGAAGAAAGATTCCAGCAGCAGCAGGGTCAAGTGCATACAGGACATGGTGGCCCACCTGAAATCAGTCTTCTCCGACTACGACACCAGCACAAGGAAGTTCGTCTGGCAAAAGCTGAACACGGCCAAGGGCAAGGATTTGATCGACCAGCTGCTCAAGAACCCCAAGAGCTACTTGAGCAACAGCGAGTTCACCAAGCTGGTATCCAAATAACTCATCTTCCGCCAGCTAGTCGCCCGAGCCTGTACTGCCTTTCAAGCATCCAGCGAAGGGGCTTAACGGGCTTGCCGTCCTTGGCTTCCTCGTAGGCTTGTAAGAAGGCGGCCCCGCTGCCGAACTGGCCTGAAGCACTACCCGAAGCTTCCTGCCGCAAAATCCCGATTAACAAGACGAAGAGAACCGGGGCGATTAAAGCTACGGCGACATTTAACAAATTAGGCTTCATAAACATAGATACGATCATGAATTTCAAAGAGTGGCTCGCCAAGATTGAGGAAATGTGGTCCAGCAAGGGTAAGGGGCATCCCTTCAAGCCAGGCCCGAGAGACGTAAAGCCGAAGCCGAAGGACCTAAAGCTTTGCGGACAGGGCGGCGGGCCTGGTCCGTGCGATGGCGGAGGCATGGCCGCCGCTCCATCAGCCTAGCATCCTGACCTCGACCTTCAGATCGCCTGTCCCCTTTATTAGCCTGTGATACACGCCCTTTGGTATAAGGAATTCGCCCTCTAGCTTCTGCGGAAGCTCATCATCCATCTGAAGCATCCAGTCGGTTTCCGACAAGGGCCTGACCAGCCTGTCCTCGTGGTCGCGATGCCACTTAAGCTCCTCGTCGGCCACGGATTCCGTAAAAGTCCTAACTACCGTGTCTTTGTCGACGCGTTCTTGGCTAAAGGGCAGCATCACCACCTCTTGGAGCTTGTCAGGCCGAGCTGCTTTGCGTATCGGCCCACGTTGCAGGCCCACCAGCCTGGGGTCGTCCTGTCGCTTTTTTCGGAGCACTTGTGGCGCTTCAGGAAGTTCTTCCTCCGTGCTTCTGACTGGTTCTTAACGCTAAGGTTGGGGTCGCCCCATGCCACCTTCTTGGCTATGACTCTCCCATCTGCATTCTTTCTTCCGCTGTTCACGAACACATAAAACTTCTTAGATCCGCCTCTCTTTGGGCTGTCCAGAGCCACCGACTTGCCTTGGTAGATGCCAGTTCGGCCAGCCTCGGTAATCAGTATGAACTGGTCGTTCTCGTTGACCGTTATGAATCCCTGCTGTTGGAGGCTTCTTGCCTCGCACACGAGGTCCATCCATGCGCGCGATCCCATCCTGAAGATGCTGGTGCTGACAGACAGGCCGTTCTCAACGTGGTACTTCATGTTTCGGGACATCTCGCAGTAGTTGGTGCTCTCCATCAACGTGATGGGAGTGAGGGCCTCCCTCATGATGACGTAGTCTTCGAATTCCATGTTCTTCTCCGTTTGTTTTATATACGCGCACTATAGGTAATCCATGTCCGTCGAAAGGATTTGTATGTTGCAAATGCGATTTTCGCAGGGCTTATGGTTTGTATTGTCGAAGCTGATTGAGTGCACGTAGAACTCGTGTACGATTGCCTTGCGATGCGATCCCGATGCGTCTTTCCAGAACAGTTGGATGCAGGATTGCAATGACTTGTTTTGCTCGAAGAACAACTTGGACAGATAGATGAAAGCGTCTGAATCCGAATCGACATTTATTGCCATGTTGATTGTGGTATGGTTGGGCTGCGTCAACTCCTTGGTGACTTGGAGTGAAGTCCCGAACTCAAGGAGTTGGGAATTGGCCAGTTCTTCCCAAGTTTTTTTGTCCCTGAAGATGCAGCGCGTTTCTGACATGCCGAACAAATCCTCTTGCTTCATGAGGTTTTTAGTCAAAGTAATCTAACATGCACTGCGGTATTTTTGGAGCCACATACTTCAGAAGCTCGTGCGCTCCGTGGTTGCTGAACACGATCTCGTGGCGACCACGCGACTGGTGCGACTTGCAGTCACAGTCCAGACTATTGAAGTACTCTGCTATAAGTTTGGTTCCCTCCTCTCCGAATTTGTGAGTTCTCAGGTATGCCTTTCTTTTGCTTCTCTTCCCTGCGTCGACAAACCAGGTCATCCATGCCTCGTCCGTCAGTATTTCCAGCATATCTTTGTTGATGCGCTTCTTGCCATCCTTGTAAAACATAATATATACTTCATTGAAAATTGGGTATGCTATGCTATAGCATCTGAATGTGTTCTTGTCTTGCTTGACGGAGTCGTCCTCGCGCTTGAAGAAGTCGGACAGAACCTCAATCTTGTATTGGAGCCACACTTTGTTGCTGTCGCGCATGGCGAGGTAGCAGTTCTTGCCCCTGTCTGGCCTGATGATTGACGAACCTCCGAGTATCGTCCCGTACAGAGTCTGCCTTTGGCTTTCTGAAAGTTTCGGGCCTGTTTGATAAGTCATGCCATTTATATATCTTGCTACTCAATTCTTTTCGCAAAATTTTGCACTTCCAAGACCGCCAATTGCTTTCGGCAGGGATAAATACCTAGTACTCAATACGAAACCATTTCTTAAAGGAGAAAACATGGGCGCTACTTCTGTGACCGGTGTTGGCAACGGTGCTGCAAACCTCGTGCGTGGACCCGGCAACGGCCGCAATTCTTTCGTTTCCGTTCTTGACCCTCACGTGGTCTACAGCGGCACCATCCCGGCTGGCGACACTCTCGTCACTCTCCCTTCGGACGTCTGGGACATTCCCGAGAACCTCACCCTGCTGTGCGCTGGCAAGTCTTACATGACCGACAAGAATACCAACGGCGACGGCCTCGTCGTGAGCTTCGATATCCAGGCAGCCAAGAAG